CTCCGGTACGCGTGCCCTTGTTACAGGACATTGGGATGACCAATCCCGTTCGGAGAACTCCAGCTCAGATGCTGATTCTATACTTATGATTAATCATTAGTAATCTTTTACTTTACTAAAGATTGATCCACTAAGTAATAGAGTTGACTATCTTACTTCAATTTAATATCTCTATTAAATTTACCAAGGAATCTGTATGTATTAAACATTTTAACCATCATTTGATAAACATTTAATGGTTTATTAGGTTTTCTAACAACAGGTCTTTGATATAAGAAGTTGACTGGAAGGTTGTGCATGATTTTATGAGCATCCAAAAGTGCCATAGAAGCTGCAGATAGATTAAATCTATCTAAAACAGCCGATCCGAACATTTTGGACATCATCCCTTTTCCTCTAAGGGCCTTTATCCAAGGAGTTATGGCTGCTAATTCAGATTTTGCTTCTCTGATAGCCGGTTTACTATATGCACTAAATAATTTATAAATAAATTCATAGTACATCATAGGACCGTATAAGCCTTTGGAAAATTCTCCCGAAGCGATCAATGTTACTGAACCTTTAAGTGGTATACATTCTTTAAATCCAGAATGTATATCAGATATTAGAGCTGTAAATCTCTTATGGAGAGATAGTAATTCTCCCACAAGAAAAGCTTTAAGATCTTTTAAAGGGATTGAGGGAACAGATTTTGGATCACTACTTCCATAAATTAAATGGATTTCGTGAAGCCATCTGTTAAAATCAGTAGGTATCAATTGGTAAAATTGGTACCATCTCCATCTAATACTTTTCCAAGTATTTCTATAACCTAAACCAAGTAGCCTTGAAACTACGTGATTTGGGATAGAATATTTTCTTACAAAAGAAAATAAAGATGATACACTTTGAATTGCAGCAGAGTATTCAGTAAATGAGATAGGAGTAACATCCTTTCCATTAATGAAGACTCTTTTAGCAAATTCAAAAGCGGTTCCATTATGAGAAACAATAGATTTAGATAAATTAATTTCTAAACCAAGGTCTCTCATAATGGTTAGGTACACAGAAGCTACCGTCTGATCCCAGATCACCATATCATCTCCAAGTATAGCATAGGCAGTAAACCTTGTTTTATATCCGGATTTGATAGCGGCGATCTGCACGATTACATGATGAGTTAGAGCAAGCATTGCCCAAGAAGACAGAGCCCCCATTGGTTGTCCAACTGCATATTTCAAGTGCAAGTTGTAAGGTTTTCCATTAAAACTTCTAGTAAGTTCGTATGGTCTACCCACCAATAGGTCTGTCCAAGCTTGGGCTACAGTATCAGAAAATAGAATTTCCATAATTTTCTTTTGGAAAACTATAGGAAGTCTATCTGTAGCTGCAGATAGATCATAAGATGCAATCCAGGTTCCTTTACCTGGGTATAAACCTAATGGTTTAAGTTGATTCATAGTTCCATCCATAGGAAGTCTAGATAAAAATCTAAATATCCATTTATGGATTGGAGCCAGAATCATTTGCGTCCATGGATCTACCATTGCGAAGATTCTAACTTTTCCTTGAGGTTCCTGCTTTAAACCGATTTTACCAATTCTATTGCAAATAGAATTATCTGTCCAATAACCGGAAGCACACATGTAAGCAGCATAACTGATAGATTGATATCTTTCAGTAAAGCTAAATACATCAGCAATTCTTGTAAAGGCATTAAAGCATATAGGATGATTACCTAAAGCTTTAAGTCCTCTTAGAAGAGCTGTTGGGGAGCTAGAATACTCTCCCATGCTTCCAATACTTGAGGCAGATGAGGTATACATCAATTTAAAATCAACTTTTGGGAATGGTATATTTGTATCAGTAACCCCAAGGTTAATCATACCTTGAGGAATAAACTGAATCCATTTATTCATTCTTACAGTTGATCCTGTAAATGGAGAAGTAATTGTTGATAATTTTGGTTGTGTTAAGTATTCAAGAGCTCTACTAAGGCTCAATATACTCAACACCCATCTTAAGGTAGATGGATCACCAGATTTCAACAATCTTCTTACACTTACCGGGAACACTCTTGGAAGGCCGCTCTTAGTTCTAGAAATTCTAGGACCAAGAGGACCAACATCATGAATCTTGTAACCTCCCAGACTTTGGATTGTTAATACATACATTGATTTCATAGCCTTAACAAGGCCAGGTAATCTTTGTTTTGAATAAATAATCCAGAAGCTTCTTAAAAGTAAGATAGTAAGTCTAACTCTATTACTTGTCAAATGTGGATCGATTACTCTAGCTATCAAAAGATAGTGTTTGATTAATCTTACTCCGCCTTTTACAGCGAAGCTAGCAGTAAAGACTCTTGGTATCTGAACTTTTGACAGTCTAAATTTTATATTAGATTTGTTGAAAGTTAATTAGATATTAAGTCTCTTTACTCTTCGGTTTCCCTGAGTCAGGACCCGTTAGTATCTCTCTCGAGAGTACCCAACGGTTAAACATATCCTGACCTCTAATGGGGCCGCAGCTACCTTTGAAAGGAACAGTTGACAAGACTGTTAGGGTTTGACTTACTTTACTTCCTTTTAGCCCAGGAAGCCAGTAAGGTGCCCTTTAGAGGTGTTCGTTCTCGATTAATTTTCGATTCGACGCGCTAAAGTAGGACCGCTACTTCCACGGGGTACTAGCCCGAGTGCACGTGTTGACATTCAAGTCCACGATCGTACTCATCAACCGCACCGACCACACCTCATCAGAGGTAACCAGCTCACTTGCATAGATTCTTACATCCACACTTCGAGTGGTAATCTAATTCTTATTTTCATAAGAGTTAGACTTTGGTCTCTTCGCGAGACCAA